TCCCTAAACTGCCCCAACATCGGGTCCACCACCATACTCCGCTTGCCAACCCCCATCTCCCGCATTTTGCTATGATAAACCATAAACTCCGTATTATCCGCCTCCGGGTCATCCTTCGCCTTGTAATAAATAATCGAAATCGCATCACCAAAATGCTTTATCGAACGGCTGCCAAACAAATTCTCCAACGTCGGCGGCATACACTTGTGAATCTCTGCGCTGCTCCGCGTCACCTGGCTCAGCGCCAAAATACTCGTCCCAAAATCCAGCGCAATATGCTTAATACTTTTCACCCCATTATAAAACGTCCAAAAATTATCACTCTGCTCAAAATCCATATTCTGCAAATTATCAATCACCATAATCTTTGGCTCATTGCGCATCACACACTCAATCATCTGCCCTGGACTTCGCACATCATCACGAATAATCAACTGCCAACCCTCATTCGCAATCCTGGCCGCCGTCGCTGTAATCGCCTCAACATCACACTCCCTGAACTGCCGCTTGCGCAACCGCCAAATCTCCACCCCCGCATTAATCAGCAGAAAATGCCGCCACAACCGTTTCCGACTGATCTCCCCGTCGATCCACAACACCTTGTGCCCATCCTGCAACGGTTTAATAATTAAATTCAGCGCCAGCGTCGTCTTTAAATGCCCGCTATCACCCGCAATAATCTGCAACTCATTCGGCATAAACCCGCCCCACACCGCATCAAAACTATCAAACCCGGTCGGCATCTCATTTCCATCATAATGAGTAATATCATCCACAATCTCATTCAACAACTCACCCTGATCATCGCCGCCAACCCCGCCGCCAATAATATCCGCAACCCCCTTCACCATCGCATTCGCCACCACCAGCGGCGAACCCTGCAACAGATCCTCCTGCCCCTGGCGAAACAATTTATTCAGCTTTTCGCGGCGGCGTTCATTCCGTAAATTCTCCAAATACAAACTAAATTGACTGGACCCAACTACCGTCTCCGTCAACCCAAAAACCACACTCATATCGATCCGGTCTTCAGCCTTATCAATCGCCGCATTCCAACCCGTCAAATAATCAGCAATCAGCACCAAATCAACATGATTCTCGTTCGCCGCCGCCACATCCTTAATCATGCCAAAGATCAACTTTGCATCCGAAGAAACAAAATCCTTCTCATCCACATATTTAACATCCACAAACTTGTCGCCATAGCACGAAATTAACGTGCCCAAAACCGCCTTTTCAACCTCCCGCATTTATCCATCCTGTTTTTTATTCTCCCACAACCATTCCCATTTAATCCACATCAATTTGTTTTATAAACCCCATAATTACCGCCGCCACCTGTGGTACAATTGCATTACCTAAGCATTTAAGTCTGTCCACCCTATTGGGTATCCCATTAGCCACTCTACCCACGAAGGGTTCAACTGCCCAATATTCCCCTGCCTTTGCAGCAATTCTACCAGGCTCACCCCCCGCAAATTCAATTTCCTTTTTTGAAATGCTGGCGAATTTATCGCATGTTGCCCCCGGTAATCCCTGCTGGTCGGAGTGGGATATAATTTTGCAATTGCAGTTAAATTCATTCCCCTCCTGCTCGAAATTACTTCCTTGTCTGCAATTGCCATTGTGGGAGTCGGCAACATCTGCCTGGATAAAACCGATTCCAAATTGTTGAATTTGTCGTATTTTCTCGATTCCCGGATGTTTCCCCTCAACCCGGCTCTCATCGTAGGCACCAATCCATTCCCTTTCCCGGATATGCCACGCTTCAAGCGCACTAGCCGGAATACCCTGCGTCCCCGTTTCGTAACCGATACCTTCCAGATCATCACACACCTGGTCGAGCGCCAGATTGATGATTCCAGGCACATTCTCTGCAATAATCCAACGCGGCCTGCTTTCTTTAATAACTCGGAACATTTCCGGCCAGAGGTAACGGTCATCTGCCTGGCCGCCTCGCTTCCCGGCAACACTAAAAGGCTGGCAAGGGAATCCTCCGGTAAGAATGTCAATTGCCCCGTATTTTTTAACGATCTCTTTTCCATCTAATTTTTTAATATCTCCATAAATTTCCGCGTCCGGCCAATGTTTTTTTAAAATTTTTTGTGGAAACGGCTCTATTTCGCAAAACACGTGCGTAATTCCGGGCCATACCCAATCCGCCGCCAACGCAAATCCGCCAATGCCGCTAAATAAATCAATATGAACCATATCAATCCAAACTCGGTAATTTATCACTCAAACTCACCCATCCATAATCACTTTTTTCGTGGGTATTCGCGGCGGTATTGCGCCGCAAATCACCAACCGAGGCCTTTTTCAACGAAGCAATAATATACGCCTTTGCCCCCTTAGCATCCTTAAAAACCGGCTCATTATCCGCAATCTGTTCAACCTTTGCGTATGCCAGCAAAAAACCATGGCGTTTAATCAACATCGCGCACAAAGCCGGGTCGCCGGTATTCAATTTTTGAATCTTTTTTAAAACATTATTAACACAAGCCACTTGCGTCTGCCACTCACTCTTGCTCCATAACTCAATAGTTTTATCGCCGGCGTTAGCAATTATATTTATATAATTATATTCTTTACTGTGGCTATCATCTGTTTTTTTAGGCGAACCTTTAGCGTTTTCTGTCGTCTGGTATTTGCAAAAATTACATATACTTAGTTTGACACCAACCTGTTTTTTTGAGCGAACTATTTGCGAACCAATCATTTCCTTTTCCTGTAACCCTAAAATGAACTTGCGCACCGTTTGCCGGTTCCATCCCCACACCTCCGCCAAACTCGAATACGAAGTTAAAAATTCACCTCTATCCAATTTTAACTTATCACCGGCAAACGCAATAGTAACCGGCGCGGTATTCGCGCGAAAAAGCAAATCAAGCCAGGCATGGAAACAATCAAACGGGCGTTCCACATAAATTTCGTTTTCCATGCTCTTTCTATGAACCATAATCCATCCATCGCGGGCCATATCAAACTTCCTTAAATTTTTTGCGGGGTATTCTTTCTACCGGCACATCCAGGGCGTCGGCAATCAACGCGCGGCGTTTCGGTTCCCATCTGGCAAAATTCACAGCCGGGGCCTCCGTAAAAACCTGTCGTACCGGTCCGCCGCAGCGCGGGCATTCAACCGGTATCTGGCCGGGGCCTTGCGAAAAAATTTCAAAAACATAATTACAATCGCTGCTTGTACACTGAAAATCTTTTGTCGGCATCAGTAACCCTCCACAGTAACCCTGTCTTACAGTCCAATTAATTTTTAACATCACACACACGCTGTCCCAACCGGTATCATACATTTGAAGTTGACGCACCGGTTTTTCGGCCCGGCCTGTCAAGTAACCCTAAATTTCCAGAGCAAGTTAACATAATAGTTATTATGCACATTATTAAAATCCGGGTATTGCGCTAAAACGTGGAAAAACAATATCTTTTCCTGCATTTTTGATTTCCTTTCTGCTGGCGTTCGCTGCGTCGTGGACGGGTATGACGGGTAAAAAGCGGGGTATTGCATTTATACAGGCTGGCCGTCCGGTTGCTGCCCTGATAATAGCCAGGTGATCGGCTGGGGCTGGCTGCCCTGATGACCGGCTGCCTTGGTGATCTCCCTGGGGCTGGCTGGCCCTGATGACCGGCTGCATGCACGGTGCATACAATTTATTTCTATTATTACATAGAAAAAAAATTGTAACACCGCGCCGCAACAATAGTATTTTTACGTTATTAATTCCTGCACATCTCCACCCTTAGCACCCCACGTGGTTCAGCTTTCAGCATCCTGGCAAAAGCCTTGTGATCGTATGCCCGCAGCCGTTCCACCTTTTCGCATATATCCTGTTCAAACGTTTCCAAAAACACCCAGCGCCGCTCAATCTGGCTCCAGCCCATCATCCGCCCGCACTTGCTGCACACCGTAAACAAGCAGCCCTGCGCCGTAAAAACTTCATCAGCCCCGGAGTGACTGCACGTGGCTATTTTTTGCATCCAGTTCATTTTTCAAAAACCTTTCAATAAAAAGTACCGGATCAACACTGCAACTCACTACATAACTCGTTTGGTGATACATCCCTTTTTGTTTTTTATATTTGAAAACTTTTTTCTCCGAATGTTTTCGCAGCACATTAATCCTGCTCATAAACTCCAAAAACATACTAATCTCTGTTGCGTTTGCATTGGGACACCGCAGCCGGAATTCAAACTCATCAAGCTCAATATCCCTTTTTTGTTCGGCACATTCTTCAAACAAATAGTACATCGCCCGCAGCATCACCATAAACTTGATCTGAATTTCCAAACGCCCAACGCTATATTCGATCTTGTCGATATTTCCGTGGCATTGCCACACATCGGCCAGCCTGATAGTGCGGATAATATCGCCAACTGTTATTTGCCGCATCACATCTTTATCCATCGAGATCTTGCTCCATTATCGCCGGCACGCGATAACCGGCCATGAAATGATCCAGGTCCGCCCGCAAAAGCCGGATTCCTTTACGGCCCGCAAACGCATTGAAATAAGGAATCCGGCCTTGCTCGACCCACCTATAGACAGTATACATATTATAACCCAGGTATTCCGCAGCCTGCATAACTGTCAAATAATTGTTCATTGCTGTAACTCCAGGGGCAATTCAAACTGTTCAACCACCTGTCGCTCTTTTTTCGCCTGCTCATACCGCTTCCAAAAATCCGCATCCAGCGCCAGCAAATCCACCGGCGCCCGGTCATCAACCTGCGTACAAAACGCACACTGTCCGCAATCGTCCGAGTGCGACTCGATACACATCGGCGCCTGCACATTACGCAACTGCTCATCTACCACGTGATGAAACCAGTGACAAAATTTTTTCATAACCTTTTTCCCTTTACGATTATTAAATCATTGTTGTGTAGAGTTCGTAAATACTCACTATAAATCGCCGGATCAAGCTGCTCCATCAACCGCTCAATCGTCCACAATTCTTCAATCCGCAAACCGGTTCGTGGATTATCGCTTATCCGATTAAAAAACTGATCGGGATTCAACGCTAATTCATAACACAATCCCGATACCTTTTGCAGCGTTCCATGAATAACCATCATCTTTAAATAACGCGACACAATCGAACTAACGAATCGTCCCAATAACAAACAGGCCTCCCCGCTTGCTATTGCCGATCGCATCCTACTCACCTCCTTTCAAATATTTAGTCAATACTGTCCACCCATTCCACATCGTCCACAAAATTAGTTCCAACGCCGGGATTCGAACCCGGAATCAAAGTTTTATAGAGTGCCAATGTACCGCCCGGCTTAGAGGTGCACCTCGCACCGTATTTTCTGACTCTAGCGGTAGCGTCTACCAATTCCGCCACGTTGAAAACCTCCTCTAAAAAAATAAGGTGACGGCTGATCCAGGTTACCGTCACCGATCCTCAAGGCATACTACAAAAAACAGGCGCTATGCGTCCTACTTTGGTTAATGTCCTGGCTCACAAGGGCAGGTTTAGTCACGCATTCTTTCCTGCCACCAAATCCCTTAGTCCTGTTTTTTCGCCTTTTTTCTCATCATTATGGGTTTATCTTTAAAAATAAATTATTTATTAGTTCCGGCGCCGGGAATCGAACCCGGTAAATTATCCAAATCTCCAGGTAACCCTGTTCTTCACTGTCTCCATAAGGATTCAACCTATAACCTCGCCGGAAATATGACAAAAACCGATAGCCACTAACCACCGGCTATCCATTGTAAAAACTACGATCACTCGTAATTAGTACAACCGTAAAACGTTGCCAATGAACAAAAATTAATCTATCTTGAATTGAAAAGAACAAGCGTATAAATGGGAAAGCCGGTAATGAAGAGTACAACCCGAATCACTACCGGCTATGGTTATGGAACAACTATGAAGAGGACCCAACGGCCCATTGGTAAAAATATACTATTAACAATGAATCACACATACTCCAAAACCTTTCCCGTTTTCAAAGTAAAATCACCCGGGCCTTTCAGGGGCAGGGGAGGGTTCCTTACTCAACCCGTGTGATATTTTACACAAGAAATGTATAAAATTAAACACAAAATGTCAAGTAAAATCTTTAATATTTGTACTTTATTTAAATTTTTTTTATTATGGTACAACAATGAATGACACTATGAAAAACTTTTCTGTAAATCTTTTAAAATACAGACAGTTAAAAGATTTATCACAATCAGAATTATCAAAAACAAGTGGTATCGAACGCGCTGAAATCAGCAGATGGGAGGCAGGTAAGGGTAGCTCCCCTACCATAACCACCCTCGAAAAGCTGGCAACCGCTCTCGATTGCACAATAACCGATCTTTTATATGAACCTTTTAAAAAAAACCGTATAACAGATATATCAGCAAATTACAATCGAGATCCTGAATTGGAAAAAATCTGTTCATACTTGATAAACAATCCCCAGGTGAAAAATTTGATCTGGAAAGAATTAAAACTATTCGATACAACGGGCACATTACCACTGGTGGGCGGGATTTGTTTACTCTTTTATCGGCTTTATCTTCAGATAAAAGACAGGCGCTTTTAGCATTATTGGGGGATTAATGGAAAAAAGACTAGTGTCGCCCGAAATCATTATTAAATTTTCAATTCTATCAATTATGAATACTATGCCTGTATTCATTAATCAATTTCCACTTATTGATTCTATTATAAAAAAAAAAATTTAAATTATGTCATAAATTATTTTCTCCTGGCAATAGTTAGTATTTACTTTTTAAAAATAATTCATTGTGAAAAAATGGATAAAAAATTAATGAAATATATGTTTTTATTGGATATTGAATTACAAAAAAATTATCCCGTTTCAAAATCTGAATTTCCAGAAATAAATGATTATATTAGACTAAATATTTCAGATAATACAATAAAAAATAAATTATTAATAGGTCATTGGATTTTAAAAAAAATGATAAACGATCCAATCTCGATTAATGAAAAAAGTTTGTGTTATTGTATAGGCGATTTTGTTTCTACTTCAGCAGCAAACTTTTATGAATTGCTATGACAAATTTGTGACAAACAGACTCAAAAATACACAAAAATATGCAAAAAACCACACAACTAAATAAATTAACTTAAAAATCATACATTATTAAATAACATAAAAACAATAGTTTACATTATGCAATATTTCACATCACACATTTATAAATTGATTCCCCCCTTCGGCACTACCCATCCTAAACTATTGTTTTTATTACCCAAAAAATTAGCTGTGACGGATTTGTGACATGCCCTCAATCTACCAACGACAGGATACCTGGTACCTTAACTATACCGTCAACGGCAAGCGCATCCGCAGGCCCGTCGGCAAATCCAAAAAAATTGCCGAACTTGCCCTCGCCGATCTGCAACTCAAAATCGACCGCCGCCAGGCAGGACTCTCCGATCCCAAAATTACCCTCGACCAATTTTTCGAGCAATCCCGCGCCAGGATCAGCCGCAAAAATCCCGGCACCCGCACCCGCTATACCGAAATAATGGATAATTTTGAAAAGTTTATAAAATCGCAACGCCCGCCCCGCTTCCTGGCCGATCTCACCCCGGACCTGTTTTCCGCCTGGGCCTCGTCCGAAACCGCCCGCGGCCTCCATCCTGCCACTGTCAACTATCAACTGGATAGACTCAACAGTTTTTTTCTCGTCTATGTCCGCTCTGGCCAGCTTGTACAATCGCCAATCGCCGCAGTGGAACGCTATGCAAAAAAAAGCAAAACCCCGCGCTGGCTCACTACCGACGAACTGCAACGGCTTTTCCAGCGCATAACCCCGCGCTACAAACTCTATTTTATAACCCTGCTTTACACCGGCCTCCGCAGGGACGAACTCCGCTACCTGCAATGGTCCGATATTTACAACACCACCCTCTACATCCGTCCCAAAACGGAATGGTCCCCCAAAACCCGCAACTCTATTCGGCAAATTCCCATCCACCCGGCCGTCCAGGATGCCCTCAACGCCCGCCGCGCTTTGGCAGAATCCGATACCTGGATATTTACCGCCAAATCCGGCCGCCAGCTATCGCAAAACATCCTCCGCAACCAACTTCTCCGCGCCGCCCGGTTAGCTGGTATAAAAAACGTCACCGTCCATACCTTTCGTCATACATTTGCATCACATTTAGTACAGCAAGGCGTTTCTATCTATTTGGTCAGCAAATTACTTGGCCATTCCTCCGTTAAACAAACCGAAATTTACGCCCACCTGGCCCCGGCGCCGGACCTTAACCTGCTCGCACAAAATTTAAACTTTAATTTGTAAAATTCCCCTTGACATTCCCCATTTATTGTATTATATTTGTCATACAATTATATTACATTTACTAAAATCGAGGATAAATCATGCCAATCTTGTTAACCGAATACCATTCCCTGGTGGATGAACTAAAGCACGGCAAACCGGACGCCGTTACATCCCTCCGGCTCAACTCCCGCGCCCTTAAAACCCTGCGCAATATAGCGGACAAGTGGAATTTGAATATTACCAATGTAATACAATTATCACTGATCAGTTATATAAACAACGCTATTAAATGCCCACAATGTAATTTCCCCTTGCATGGCAACAACACCTTGCAGCTAACCCCGGGCCAAACCTATCAATTCAAGTGCCCCAACTGTGATTTCAAATTTGAGAAAAAAATATGAAGTGTGCAATCTGTGAGGATACAATGGAAATAGACCATCCCAATAACATTTATGATCGTAACCCGGAAACTTTTCGGAAGGCTTGGATGCACTTTGATTGTTATCAAGAAGCCCTGGAACAGTCAAAACAGGAAACATCAAACAACCCAATTTACAAAAGTAAGTTTGATGAATTAATGACTAAATTTGAATAAACCCCGGACCGGCCGGCGCTTTGACGTGTAGTCTGACCGCCACCGGCCAGCCCGGTTAGCTATCGGGAGGAATAGCTATTTTTTACGCGCTTCCCGGATCAGCTTGATCAGCTTCCACAATTCCAGGCCCGTCGCCAACGCCTGTTCGGTAATCAGTTCCGTTGCTTCCGATTTCAATTCCAGTTCCTCCACAACAGCCTGCAATTCCGCCGTTTCTTCTTCAGTCAGATCTTCCAGTTCAGCCGGAATATTTTCAATACCGCTAATCGCTGCCGGTAACTTGGTCACCGCGCCGATCAGCGCAAAACTGTCCGTCCACTGAAATCCGTCCTCCAGGCTTTCATCGATCTTCATCGCCGTCGCCAGGGCAAATTGCAATAGCTCTTTCGTGTCTTGAATACCCTTTTGCATCACAACACCTCCATCTTTTTGTTTAATAAATATACTACCGGCCTTATCCTTCAATAACCCGGTAACCGCTATTACTCCTCTGCCTATCCATTTTGTCTGTGGAATCAAACTCATCACACCCCCCGCCAGCCAGCCAATCGCTTTCACCCAACTCCATAACCGTTGGTCTTTAAAAAACGCCAATATCTTCTTTGTACGGGTAGGGCTCGCCCCTGCCCCACTCGCTTCATTTTTCAAAGCCTTTTCCGACATATCCAAATACCCCATCATCTCAATATTGCGCCGCTCCTCCATCATCCGCACCCCCAAAGCCTTAATCCCCGCCAGCATTTGCGGCCACATATACCCCAAAACCTCCGCCTGACTAAACCACAACTCGCACACCTTATCGCCCTGGTTGCCGCCTAAAACCTGCACCCTGGTCTTGTCCCAACCTGCCACAAACCCCACATGACCCTCCCAACCCTCGCCGCCCTCCCGCTTTAACACCACAATTGCTCCCAACGCCGGACCCGATATCTTTCGGCCCCACTGCCACTTTAGCCAATCCCGCGCCGCCAGGCTCTCAGCCGGCAGGAACCCCGCTTTTTGCATCACAAAATTTACAAACGCCGAACACCAGTTCGTCTCATCCGCCGTCAATTTGTTGCCGTTTACCGACTTGAGAAACTGCACAATTCTCGGCTCATGCTCCGCACCGCCAATCTCCTTCACCCCAATATAACTCTCCGCAACCTTTAACCACTCCGGTTTCACCGCACCCATCACATCCTCCTTTTGCAGCGGTCCCCGAGTAGTCCGCTTCTTTTGCGGACGTATCGAGGGGCGCTGCTGTTATTACTTATTAAACTCTATTTTATATGCCTTTTCAACCAGCACTCGCATATCCTGCAAATGCGCCTGTGCCGCGGCCATGGACCCGGCTGAACCGCTACCTTCGGTAGGCCTCACTCCTGCCGCCCATAAATCATCCATTAACTGCTGCATATTTTGTAGATCAATAGTTAACCCTGTATATTCAATTCCAACCTTTTTTAACGGTTCATAATCAACCCACTTTAAATCATCATCATTAACATGCAGCAACGCGCCATATTTTTGGTCAGGATCATCATCTTTGAATACAAATACCTGCGCGCCAAAACTCATTGCACTTTTGTGTACTCTAATCTTTACCATATCAACCTCCCGTTTTTCTCCATCTTCTTACTTGTCCGGTGGCTCGATTATCGCGCCACACCCTGAATCTTAATCTATTACCTGCTACTGCGAACCGTAATTTATGCACCAAACCGCAATCGCAGCATTGAAATTTGAAATCCTGTTTACGCCAGTTAATATCTACAGCCTGGCCAGGCTTATATTTTGGATATTTTTTCAAACAACCTCCCGGTTTTTATTATACTGACAACTGAAAACTGTTAACTTATAGCTTCTCTTTATACAACTCCATCACCGCCGCCGCATGTTGCCGAATCCGTTTGTCGATCTCCGCTACCCTGGCAGCATCCTTTTCGTATGCCCGCCGCAACTTTAACAACTCGGTAATCTTTTCCCGGTGACCTTTAATCGCGCTGTATTTGCGAATCGCCGGATTCCTTGCCAATATCCCCCGCGCCGTCTCCTTGTCCCCACGTTTCAAATACATTTTGAACGTTGCGTGCGCTTCCTCCACCAGGCGCGACACATTATAAGCATTATTCACCTCCCGCGCCGGTTGCCCGCCCGTCCGCAAAAACACCGTCCCCGCCACCGGTATATCGCTCTTTTGCATCTCCCCTGGCCGACCCAGCCGGTTTGCCCGCTTCACCGTATTCCACGCCCCGCCCGTATACCCGTTCAGCAAATGATCCCACTGCACGGGACTCAGCACAAATCCCTCCGGCACAATCTTTTCCATGCCAATAGTTACATACTTGGCCAAATCGCTGGTCGTCTCCCGGTACCGCTCCCGCTTTAACATCCTTTGCATCCACGCCGTTTCAATGCTCCGCCCCAGCCAATCCTTATTCCGCAACACCTGGTACGCCGGCTGCAAACTTGCCGGTAACACATCCGGCGTCATATTCGCCACCATCAACCCCGCCGCCGCGCTCACCGCCCCGTCATCAATATCGGCGGACTGGTCCAGCGCCCCCTCAATAAAGCCACCAAATATTGCCCCCAGTTCAAACGGCTTGGGTATGCGGATGATCGTCTTGTCATCCACCTCGATAAACCAGTTATTGTACTTGTACGCCAACGGCAAACTCTTATACCACTCTTTATCTTTGTTAATCGCCCACAAAATCACACTCGGCGCCGTAATCCCCACTATCGACCGCGCCGTCATCGCCACCGGCCGCTCTTTAAACGCCCGCAGCATCTTTTCCGAACTTTGGATCGACGCATTCCAAAACGGAATGATCTGGTTCAACACCGCCCCGTATGTCCCGTTCTTGCTAAAATTAATCGTCAAATCCCGTCCCGCATTAAACGACCGGATCACCACATTCTCATAATCAGTCGTCTCTTTCCATTCATCTTTGCTCTTGCCGGGATTCTTTTCCTGCCAGGCTTTCCAACCCTTTTCCATCATCATCTCAAATTCTCCCACCCTGGGACCCAGTTCCGATATCTGCGTCACCTTGCGCAGCGCATCAATGGGATGCTTGACAACCTGCAAAACCCTGCCCTTTAACGTCCCATTATCCAGCAGCATCATATCAATCGTCCGCATCAGCGACATCCGGTCTTGACCCATTAACGTTGCCATCTCGCCACCCAGGGACCGAAACATATTTGCACCCGGCTTGCCCGTCACATCGCTAACCACACCCTTGATCGATCTCACCGGCGACATTGCAGCGCTCCCCTTGCTATACACCATCGCCGTCATAATATCCCGCATCGGATTCCGCACCAACCCAAAACTCGCATTGATCCCCGTCGTCATCAACCGCACCATCCGCGCCGGTTTGCCCAACACCAGGTCAAAAAACGGATTCAGCTTTTTCGGCTCCATCCCCATCAACGCATTATACAACTCCCTATTCAACTGGTAAAAATGCCGCTGCCCATCCTTCCAAATCGAAATAATATTGCGGTTTCCCTTGTACTCCCAACCCTGACTAAACACCGTCAGCATCGCGTCCATATCCGCATCGGCCAGGTCAACCCCGGCCTCATCCAACTGCTTTTTAATATCCTTCAAAGTAAAACTTTTCGCCTCCACCGGCGCGCTCACCTCCGTCATCAATCGCCCCATTCCCTCGATCTCGGTTAAATTGCTCAACGCCCGCGCCACCCGCACCTTGTCCGCCGCCAGGTACAACTTGTGCACCTCGCCAATCATCCCCTCCAATGGATTAATTATAACCTCGCTGCCGCCTTTAACCGATTTCACCGTATTGCCCTGGTTAACCAACCCGCCGCCGCCGCCCGCAATCCCCCGCTTGCGCTCCCCTTCAAACACCCTTTTCAACGCTGCATAAAACGGATTAGCCGCCCGTATCGCCAGGTACGCTTCCTCGCTCAACCCCCCGGCGTCCACAAAATACTTTAGCGCATTATCCGCCCACTGCATAAACGCATCGCTTGCGGCGCGGAACTTTGGCGAATCCAGCTTGTTAAACACCCATTCCGCATCCTTTAACTCTATGCCGCTCTCAAAACCCCGCTCCGCATACACCAACGCCCGCCGCGCCACCACATAATCAATAAAATCAGTGATCTTGCCTTTTACAGGATCAAGAATCGTACTCAGCGACTCGCCCACCTTGCGCCCCACATAATCGATCTGCTCTCGCATCACCGCCCATTCCGCCCGCGCCCGCGCCGTATACTTTAAATCCTCATACAACGCAAATGGATCATCCCGCTCCGCCCACGCCGCAATCTTTTTACCCGTCCGCTTTTCCTGCGCCCGCATTCCCTCTTTAACAATCGCCTCCACCGGATACATATCATTCTGGAACTTGCCCACCAAAAACCGCCAGCCGTGTTTCACCCCTTCCTTCCAGCCCAGCTTGCCGATTTTGTTATCCATATCGATATTCGAATGTAAGCGCTCCTGCGCACCCTGCTCAAACCACGTCCGGTACATCTCCCTGGACGTTTCATACTTGGCTTTCAGTTCCGGGTTATTCTCCAAAATCTGCTTAAAATGCCTGTCAAAATTCGGCGCCTGCTTGCCCGCATCGCCAATCGTCATATCATGCCGCACATACTCCGCAAACCCTTCCACCACCCGCTTGCTTTTCGGATAATTATAATCCAGCTTGCCCAGTTCTTCCGTCAAAACCGCGCTGTAATTTTTTAGCTTGGCAGTGATCTGCTGCAATTTATCAATATGATGCGCCACCTCATGCGCCTCGGTATAAATATCACCCCAATTCTTTTCAAACACCGTCTCGGTAAAAGTGCCATACTGCCCCATCACACTCTTTTTCCGACCGCCGCCAACCGCCCCCTTGTAAATCGCCACATCAAATTCCTTCTGCAAATACTCCCGTATCTGCGCGCGACTTGTACGGGCAGGGCTTGCCCCTGCCCCTGCTTGCGATTCCATCTTGAACCGCTCCTGCGGAATCTGCCGCCCACTCGCAAACTCTTGCGTCTGTACGGGCAGGGCTTGCCCCTGCCACACGTCGGCCGTTTTAGGATTATATATAAACTCATCATTAACTCCATGGACTTGATGATCAGGATGTAAACGTACTTCATCTGCTCTTACTTTTTTTGATATAATTTTTACTGGTTTGCCTGTTCTTCTTAAAATATCTCTGGCATAAAATCGTGCAATTTCTTTATCTACTGCTACAAAATCACCAGGGACAATTTTTTTCCCAGGTGGAAGAGCCCTATAAATAGTAACAATATCAGCAGAATTTATCTTGGCAACATCAGCCCATGATTTTGTTTCTCTAGTTTTTTGTAATCTTATTTCATTAATAACAGGGCTTCTGTCTTTTCCAGGATGTTCTGCTATAAATTCCTCATTTGTAATTCGTAAGGAGCCTGTCCCGCTCGCGGGATCATTCGTAATTGGCTGCTTTTCCCCCCTTGCCCTTGCCACCGTCTCCCGGTCCACATACTGCCGCCGCCCCGTCGCCTTGTCCTCCACAAACAAATCCCCACCCGCCTCGTCCCAGGGACTCGCCACATGCTCCGGTTCCGCCTCAGCCCGATATCTTTCCAGCAACGCCTTTTGCTCCGGCGTCAGCGCCACATTATTCTTTTCCGCCCACAACGCCTGCTCAACCTCAGGCCCCGGTCCGGTTCCCGTTTCACCTTCCGTGCCCACCGCCTGTTGCTTCCCCTCCCACACATAATCCTTATAATTCGCCTCAATCCGTCCCCAAATATCCGCCTGCCGCTCCGTCAGCTTTTCCCCGGCCTTCACCTTATTCAACACCGCCAGCGCATCCTTACGGCTCACCACCGATTCCAGCCGCTCAGCACCGCTGCCCTCGCTCAACTTTTTGTACCAACTCGGCAAATCGCTGCTCGTCCACTGCCCGCCCCGGTACACCACCCCCTTTTCAAGCTGCGTAATCATCAAATCAACATCATTTGCGCCCACCTTAATATTCTGCAACTCATTCAACCGCTTTAACTCTATCTCCGTTAAAATATCCGCAGATTCTCCGCGCGCCTTATCTGGCCTCAGCTCTGTATCTTTGCTTATCTTTGTTGGGGCAATCCCTTGCGGTTGCCCTGCCGGCTTTTGTCCAATTTCTCCACCAGTGTCCACCTGGTCCACTTTCGTTTTATTTTTTTCATTCGTAATTCGTAATTCGTCATTCTTAATCGCTTTCGCCAACTCCCCGCTCGCCTTAGCCGGAAATCCCATCTGCTGCAACTTGTAATCCGCATAAGCCAGCCTCCCGGTTTTATACGCATGTTTCCCAGCGCCAACCGCAAACGCCCCGCCCAGGGCAGTCATCGCCAACCGCTCCCCCGCTTCCTCCCAATTCCCATTCCGCATTGCCAGCGCCATCGCCTTTGCATCCCGACCCGCATTAACCCCCATATCCGCCGCAAACCCTGCGCTAATCGCCGTACTCAACGCCTTAATCCCCACCCCCGCCTCCGGCGCCGCCGCCGCCGCGCCCACTCCACCCGTCGCCGCTACCATCGCAATCATAGCCGGACTCGTCATGCCCTCGGCAAACTGCACCGTGCCCATCATCGCCCCAAACACCGCCCGCTGCGCCTTCGCCGGCAATACCTTTAATGGCGACTTGCTGAAAAACGCCGCATACTGCTCATCCGTCATCTGCTCCGGCAGCTTTTCCCGTATCCACTTGCTCACCGGAATCAACGGCTCCACCAAAAACTGCGCATCCGTTTCACCCTTGCCAACCCGCTCGCCCCCAACAGATCCCACATCAAACGTACTTGCCGCCGCAGCTGCGTGTTGGGGCAGACCTGCGTGTCTGCCCTCTGCCTGGTCACCACCAGGTTCGGTCCCCGAGTAGTCCGCCTCTTTTGCGGACGTATCGAGGGGCGAACCCCATTTCCCCGCAATCGCCTGCGCCACCTCATCGATACTCAAATCGCTATAATACTTTTGTTGCAGCGAATTGATCAACGTCTCGCCAGGCACATCCGCATACTGTGGAAACTGCTTTCTAAACCCCGCCAGCACTACCTCATAATCTTTAACCATCATCGTCTCACGCTATTATAACCTTCATTAAACAGCTTGCTCTGCCGCAGTGTCTCCTGATCCGGCTGAAAATTAAACAAATCCTCTGCCCTTATTGTTGGTATCCCCGTATCCGGCTGAATAAAATTATTTTGCACGGGCAAATTACCCCGTATCCCCAACGGATCATCCAGTCCACCTTGTTCACTTGCTCCACTTTGTCCACTTATAGCAGCCGGTAATGGTCTGCCCATAAAATCAAACCCGGGTCTCAAACCACTATTACTTGCATTCACGTTTGCCGTTTCACTCCCCGGCATCACTCCCAAATCCACCCGCAACCGGTCACGCTCCGCTTTCATCGCCTGGTACTCCCGCTCCATCCCCGGCGCCAGCGTCATCTCGCCCATCTCATCCTTTTCATACATCCCCTTTATCGCCTTGTCTAAGTAATTCAACCGCGTCCATTTATCCTTGCTCTCCCGGTCGGCGGACTTGTTACTGTCGGCCTGTGCATTTCTGGATCGCCGCTCATAATACTCCGTCTCCGCCCGGTAACGATCCATCTTGGCCCGGTACTCATCCGAATTCTTGTACTGCGCATCCTGCTCTGCCTTCATAGCCGCCTTTTGCTTATCTTCTTCCAGCCTGGCATAATGCTTATACTGCTCAATCAGCGCCATCCGGTTCAGCGTCCGGTTATCGCGCATTGCATTATAGCGTTGCTGCAACTGCATCAACGCCACCTGCCGCGCCTGCGCCTTGTTCCTCTCCTGCTCCTCCATCCATGCCTTTCCGCCCTGCGCCACACCCGCCAGCAATGCCCGTCCAAACCTCATGATCTATTCTCCTTTTTAAAATATCCGGTCCCCGAGTAGTCCGTTCCCGTTTTTGGAACGGACGTATCGAGGGGCAAATTACGCCAATCCATTATACCAGTCACCAGTCCCGGTCGGCACCGCACTCGTTGCCCCAATCCCGCTGCTGACCGCGCCAAACGCCATTCCGCTACCCGGCAAAAAATAATTAAGCGCCGCCTGCGTTCCCAACCCCAGCAAATTACTCAACACACTTTCATCCTGCATCTGTTGCAGCATCATCTGCTGGTAATTCATCTGCTTGGTTTGCTCAAACACATTCGCCGCATTACCCATCAACCCCAGGGCTTGTAACCGCGCCTGCGTCCGCGCGTTATAATTCAAAGCATTCACATCCGTCTTGGCCCGCATCAGGTTCCGCATATTCTCCTGCAATAATTTCAACTTAACTTTCGCCTCGGGACCGCCTTCAATGCCCCGTTGCGCCGCCCACACATCATACTCCCCGCCGGCCTGCTGCATCTGGTCCCGGGATGTCTGCGCCGCTTGCCGCATATAATCCGCCATCTCCTGTTCAGTCATCCCAAACCCCGCCGCTTCGGGATTCGCCAGCACTTCCTGGAGCTTGGCATAATACTGCTCCAATTCAGAACTTGGCATATAACCCGTATTCTCCGTCTTGACGCGCTCATAAATTTCTTCCGGTGATTCACCCATATTTTTTCCCACATAAAATGCCTGCATTTTTTCCCTCGCTCCCATCACAACCTCCTTATATCCTCGTTATAATATCCACAATTATCAATCCTGCCAGGCTTATCATCGCAATCAGCAACTCTTTTCGGTTCCCGGCAATCTTTTTCTCATACTCCTTACGAAACTCCGTACTCAGTTTGATCTGCGTACTCCAACTCTCCCCATTATCCATAAAAATTTTTTTATAAATCTCTCCGGTCATCATTTCCAGTGATCCCAGCTTACCCATCACATTCTTGTGCCGTTCCTCGCACACCGCCGCTGTCATAAATTCCTTATCCATATCAAATCTCTCTACATTAAATATCTTTTCTTACCATTGCTTCCAAGTGCTAGTTAAGTAAGGTTTTAGAGCATATTCATCTTCCATTCTTTTTTGTACATATCTTTTATCAAATAAAAACATAAACAAAAAATATTAATCACTAATTATTTTAATTGCTGAAAAGTTACAAGTTGTAAAAGTAGCGTCATTGTCATTAGCAGTATTTCTTACCCACAATGAAAGCCAATCATTTGCAGCAATATTAACAATGCCACTAAACGATGTAGCTGTGTTACCAGTTCCATCAAGAGTAATACTTGTTTTCAATTGAGTGTCTAAATCTCCACCAATCATTAGTTGAATATCATAAACATCTCCACTTGCACCAGACAGAGTAAATGTTCCAGTTACATTATATAATCCTGGACTAAAGGCTTTAGTTGAGTCTCCAGCAACATAAAAACCGTAGCCATCTTTAGTATCAAAACCTGTTACTTTTGTCCAAACATTTTGTGTTAAAGCTGGTGTTAATGTAGATGTCGTCAAGAAAAATCTTGTATAAGCATTCTTATAGAAAAGTGTATAATTTGAACCAGTTAAACCTGAAACATCTCTGTTTCCAGCAATATTATCATCCCAAATGTTGATAAGGCGATTCGATATACAATAATAAGAAATATCATCTTCGTTATTTCTAAATAAATTGTTACTAAAATGTATGTTTTGTGAAAGCGTAGTAGAATTTGGAACTACTCTAATTCCATAATCTGAGTTAAGAATATAATTGTTAGTTATATAAGCATGTACGTAAGCGCCTGAACTATATCTAATTCCATTATCGAAATTATCAATAATACAATTATCAACTGTAAACCTGTATTTATCTGCAGTGTATAAATTTGGTGTAGAAGACCAATTTATTTCTATACCATATCCATAATCACCAGTTCCCATTAAATTCACAATCTTGCTATTTTTAATAATAGAATTAACGCCTTGTGACGCTTCTATTGAAATTGTCGGAGATACAGAACTACCAGAACTATCAACAACAACACAATTGTCGATTACAAAAGCACCTGGAGGTGCATTTGTTTCTGTATAATTAGCTCTTATAACTGAACTTGATGTTGCTGATGCTTGAGTTTTCTTTATAGTAAGATTCTTCAAACACCAGTTATAGCCCTGAAACCTGAATACATTCAAATTAGTTTTAAGAATTTGAATTACTGTATGCGTAGGCTCAGGGTCAATTCCTGCAACTGTAATATATCCAGTAGGTGTTATTGTTCCTGTTACAGTATATATACCTGGCGCTAATAACACCAGCCAGGGTTCTGTTATTGTTCCCGTTAATGCTTCTAAACTATCCTCAATCGCATCACCAGGCTGAAGCATCTTAACATTCCCAACAAATGCACCTCCTCCACTACCCCCACCTAAACCAGCTATATCATACTGTGTTGCAAACAAAAGCACACTATCTGCTTTTACCACAATATCATTAGCCGCCACACTATCGTCAAATGCAGTTTTGTCTAATTTTAGCGCCAAACCAGTTATAAGGTCATACGCCGTCGCATCCCATGTAGTCGTATCGCTGTCATCCTGTTTGTTGGTGATGTATGTAGTAATGCTATCCCCAACATCCACCCGCGGCAAATAATTCAAATGCGTCACCCACCATTCCGTCGCCAGCCAACTCGTATCCGCTATGGTCAAATAAGTCGTATCCGTTCCTGCCAAAACCTCCTCAATACCCTGTTTTGCAATCTGAATATGCTTCCATTCCCCATTCGCAAAAAAGTAAATCCGCGCATCATCCCCGTCCACATACAAAAAATGCTGCCCCTCTGTGGCATCCCGCAACCGCGTCGGCACATCCTTCTTCACATCCCAATGCCCCAACCAAAACCACACCCGCCGCAACTCATTCTCCAACTGCCGCGCATCGGGACTCGTTACCGGCCGGTGCTCATTCTGCCCAAACGCCCAAACACACAAAAACAATATCAATGTAAGGGCAGCCCTTGCGGCCGCCCCACGCAGATCTATTAATCTTTTCACTCTCCATCATCTTTCTTCCCTTGCCCATCAATCAAATCCCATCTCCATCCATCACGACGGCGGCGCCGCATAGCTGCCTGGCGCTATCCACAAACATGCCCGAATGTCCGCCGTTCCATCCGGCGTCAAATCCTCATCCGAGCTGATACCCAAACTCAATTCATCCCCTGCCCAAAACGCACAAGGAATGTCCCCATGAAACACATAATTTGTAGTATCACTTGTCAAACTTAGCACATGTCCGCTTTGTGCTATATCATTTACAAGCGGATATACAGTTACAGTTCCTCCGGTTATTTCCTCGCTACTCCAAATCGACACGCCAATAATATAACCATCAAACGGCATAGCAATTTTTACCGCCTGGCCGTTAATTACCATTGATACAATAGCCTGATCAGCTGGTAAATCATCAAACTCCCAAACCTGCATCACCTGCGCTCCACCAATATGCACATTTTGACAACTGGCCATCCTCCACATATACGCCACATTGCCATCTCCACTGTTGCTACTACCAAAATTAACATAATTGCAATTTGATAACTCTATTCCATACTTTTGTGTTGCCGAATCCTGATCATCCCAACAAACATTTCCATCAATATTTAAGCGGTCAGCATACTGCACTCTAATTCCGCTATATGTATCCGCGGCCGCCTGCCCATTATTCTTGACCCGGTTATCTCTTATTGAATAATGATTCAATCGACTGTCAACATTCCCGGTTATCCAAACCCCGAAAGATTCACACTCTTCAATACTATTATTACATATACGCACATCTGATCCCCCGTTAACGATAAAAATTCCTGCTTTCCCACTTCGTAAAACCATATTCTGCACAATATCACAATTACTTACAGCCCCTCTTATATCTATTGCCCCCTCCCAAATAGTTTCTTCATCGTCTTCACAACTTTCTACAATATTATTACCAACCAGGCAATCTTTTACTAAAGCCGTTCCTGCTGTCGCACCGGTATGCAGCTGCACACCTGGTCCATAACAATCTTTAAAAATATTATTTTCTACTTTTATTCGCTGAATCAAACCTGTTTTTCCTGCTGTGCCCTGGTTTGCATTAATAGAAATCCCATAAACATCAGAATCATAAACTATATTCCCCGAAACAATCCAGTCTTCAATAGTATAATCATCATCAGTATTCGTCTCCATATCAATGCCTCCAGGGAACCCGCCAACCAATACATTACTTCTTATTATTCCATTTTTACAATACTGGTTTCGCCCAATAACCGATATAGGATTTCTCCCACTTAGTGGATCTACAACCCGGTTCGGCACCGAAATAAAATTACTCTCAATAATACACCCGTCAATCTCATCAACCGTTATCCCGTCGCCAGGCATATTGTAAATATTACAATGATGCACCCACACATTCTTGTCCGGCGTGCTGCATTGGATAGCCACACCAGCATCATGCTCACTGCTATAGCCGGCTGCATCATTCGCCGTCCCGTTACCGTCAATCGTCAAATGCGCAATCTCCACATTGCTCACATCCTGCACATAAAACACCGGACAATCATCCGCGCTCGTCTTTACCAGCTTTAAAACCGTTGCCGGACCCGACCCGATTATCTTTACATTATCCGCCAGCGTAATCATTTCCGCAATATTATACGTCCCCGGAGTCACCTGCACAAAGCCCCCCGCAGCCGGTAAATCATCAATCGCATCCTGAATCGTGCTGAATCGGTAACCACTGCCAACCACCCGTCGCTCCATCACATTACCGTCATCATCCAGGCCCGCATCCAACCGCTCCTCAATACTATCCAGGTTGCCCCACGCCCCAGCGCCCATGCGCGTACATAGCGCCACAACCTCCGCGCCCAAATCATTCACATGATCAGCCGCAATCCTGCTCTTGTTCCCGGCCGGACTGTCAACTTTGGGCTTGTTATGCGCCGGCACCGAACCATTGTAAAAATCACTGCTCTCAAAATCCCCGCCGCTGTACCCGCTACCTATCTCATTTCCCATCGTCAACTCCTTATTCCTGGTTAACCTTTAAACCCACATCATTTGCAAAATTCATAAAATCCAACACCAACTGGTTTTTATTCGGAATCTCCTTCGGCCCTAAATTTCCCGCATTTGGCTTGGGCACCTGCGGTGCAATCAGTAACGCCAGCAAATTCTCATTCCCCTTTAAAAACGCCCGCCGAATTGCCTCCTCCATCAACAGCGGCAGCTTTTCATAATAAATCCGCGCCGCTTCCTCCCGTTTGCTCTCGCTCAACTCTGCCGATCCCAACCCAATAGATTCCAGCGCAAACTCCGTCTCCTGCTTTGCCGTCAAATCCCGCACCGGCACCAGCCCATCCTTCGTCTTCCCGCTCGGATTCCCGCTCACTCCCTGCTTAAATCGCCCGCTATTCTCTCTGCTTCCTATCATAATCCAGGGCCGGTCCCCGAGTAGTCCGCGTTTTTTGCGGACGTATCGAGGGGCGGCCATCCTTCTCTTTATCTAAAATATACTTTCCTCTTTAAAGCCTCCCCCTCATTCTCATACCAATCCACCACACTCACCTTCAACTCCGTCAACCCAGTATCCAGCGGCGCCCCATATTTGAACCGCCGCAACATCGTATCACCTCTCACCTCAAATAAATAATACGGCGTCAGGTAAACCAGACTGTCAATAGCAATCCGCACCATCATCACCTCATCAACCGAATCCACCACCACCGCCATCGTAAATCCGGCCACCGACGCCGTATCAATTTTCGCCGCTTCCGGCTCATCCGGTCCCGGCGTCTCTCCCTCCGGCTCCCGGCAATCCAGCGCCGTTAGCATTATCGCAATCAACACGCCCAATACCAGGCATAAAATCCACATCTTGTAATTTATTTCTCGTCTCACGTTACCCGTCTCACGTTTCACTTGCTTCACCTTTCCCTCTTTACAAACCCGATAATCCGGTACCGCACCATCCACTTGTCACGCGTATTGCTCCAAAACTCCTCCGCAATCCGGTACCCGCTACACGCCTCAAAATTTACCCGCACATTCTTAACCCCCTCATTGCTGCCAAAATAATCCTCCCCATACTCCCGCTCATTATAATACGAAATCATCTCCGCGCTCTCGCTGCGTTTTATCTGCCGATTCATCTTTTCCAGGCGATCCACATACACCAGGTAATTGAAAACCCCTTCACCAATATCAACTTGCAGCTTGCTATTCAACCATCGCTTTTGCACTTCCTCAAACTTGCCCGCAGAATAGCCCGTTACAATCCTGCAAAAAATCGGCTCCTTGTCATCCTCCCACCCCACATTAAACCGGTAAATCCTGCCATCATCGCTCTGCCCGAATACCTCCACCTGCTCCTTGTTCAACAACTGCACCGCCGCAAAACAATTCGCACGCCAGCCCGTAAACCTGCTCCACTGGTTAGTCATACTATCGTAATACAACATCCGGTTATTAACCACCGTTGCCGCAGGATCATAACAATACTTCACCCACATCAACTGAATATCACTTACCAAACCATCCAGTCTGTCAAATATCGAAACCACCTCAACTCGTACTGCATTCACCCCGCTATTAACCCAGCTAATTAAAAAATCCGTTTGCGCATCACCTGTTAAATGACCTGTATTATTCACCGTCCTGGTCGCTTTCAACGCCCAGGTTACGCCATTATCAATACTATCATATACCTTAAAAGTACAACTTATTTCACGCTCAAGTGCATACACTGTCCACATATAATTCAAATCCACATGCACCAGCGCTGTAATAGACCGGTCGGCTTTACTGCTGTTTACCAAATAATTAATTGCATAAACCTTTGCCGGTGCGCCGCTAAAACCAATATCAGCGCTAACGCTTTCACCACCCGTATCCGTCGTATACTCGGTTAGTTCCCGCTCATCACCAGCCGCCCCCATCTTGTTACCATAACTCAAATAATACTTGCCGTCATTAAAAAACCCCACGCACTCGCTCTGCGCCGTCGCCGTAATCTCATCAATACTTGGCCTCACCTTCTCGCTCAAAGGATGCGCCATACTCCCATCAAAACCGTACACCCCATCCCAACTCTTGTAAATCATCCCGTCCACCAGTTCAAATTCCTCCGTATGTAACTCGGGCGGCGCCGGTACCGGCCGCTTGAACTTGCCAACCCCCACGCTCCACGGCGCGCTGCACCCCGGCGCCTGGATTAATTCAGTAATCAAACTCTGGTCGGGATTCGCCGGGTCAGTCATCACCGCAATACCCCGCGTGTGGAAAATATACAAATAATCTCCCCACATCACCAGCCGCGTAATCTCGCCCCCGGCGCACGGCACCTTGCGATAATTCAACGCATAGAAATATTCCGGCACCGCCACATTCTGCCCAACAATCTCGCTCCACGCAATCTCATCCGCACGCCACGCACCGGACCGGTACGTATACCCCATAAACAACCGCTTTTTCCCAGTCGCAATATACCGCGCCACCGGCGACGCCGCCGCATACCCATCCTCAACTGCTGCCGGCAAAGTCTGTTGCAAAATCAAATTTGCATCCGCAATGCTCGCCTCATACGTCCCGCCAATCGCCACACTTGCCGCCAGGTAATAAATCTCCCCGCCCGTTTCCGTCATCCAAATCCGCAAATGCGTCACCTGCGCATCGCTGCTCGCCGTCACCCCGGTTAATACCAGCTTATCGCTGCCACCGCTTGGCAGCGTCCCAAAATCTTTATAATTACTTTCGGTCCCGCTATTACTATTATACCACGTAATCAAAACCTTGTGATCCCCGGCCGTACAATTTCCGCTACTCACAAACGCACCGCTGCCCGTATTGGGCGCCGAAATCCCAATCCGTTCCACATTATTACTGCCGCCCCGCCACTTTAATCCGGCATCCCTCCCGTTCACCAGGTACAACACATTCCCCAACATTGCAAAATCAAACCGCTGCCCACTTGTTAGCGCAACATCCACCGTCAACTCTTCCGCAACCCACACATCCGCGCTAAAATCCACCTTGTAAATACTCGTCCCCGCGCACACCACCAGGTAATTCGTCCCGCTCGTAAAAGACGTCACAAACATACTCTTTATATCCGCTTCCGTCAAAATATCCAGCTTGCGCACACAGCCCTTGCGCTTCACCCACGCATCCGGCGCAAACACCACATTCACCAGGTCCGCGCACTCCCCCTCCGGCGTCTCATAACTCCCCGCCAACTGATTCAACCCACCCCCGGCAGACCTCACCAAATCCCACTCATTCCCTGCCTTCCGTATCAACTTGCTGCTCGCCATGATCTTCTCATTCGTAATTCGTAATTCGTAATTGTCTTTTAAAACAACTGTTCATACCCATCCTTAATTTTCAGCGAACCTCGCCACTCCGCAAGAATCTTGCCCGCAGTTGTCTGGCGAGCAGCATACCGCTCAAACTGCTCATGATCCATAAACCAGGCAGCCGCCGCCAGTTCATCCAAAACATCCCGCCACTTGTACGGCACATTGCTCACCATCCGCACAAACCGGCTCGTCAAATCCCCATCCGCAGTCGTAATATCATAACTCTCCGTGCCAATTGCCACCTGCCCCACAAAAAACAACAACGTTCCACCAGCTTTTGTCATATAAATTCGCACATAATCCACATCATCATCATCGCTTGCCGGAATATTCGTAATACTTATCATTTGCGAACTCGTTGTCACCTTCTTCAAATACAATTCCAGGCTCTCGCTCTCCCACTTGCTGCTATAAAAAGTCAGGTACACATGATGCTCCCCATTCGTCACCCCGCTCCCCGTCGCCGCCGCCGCCTGCGCACTGATCGTTGGCTTGTTAATAAACTTTTTCGGCATCAGCGCCCCCCACCACTCTATATTCCGCTCCGTCACAAGCGCCCCCTCGCTATGCGCCGCCGCAATCGTCCCCTCCAATGCCCGCTCAACATTCTGCAACTCACAATTATCAACATCAACATTCTTCCAGCTTATCACCTCGCTGCCAATCTTTGCCCTCCCTGCGGACTGGAACCCGTCCACACTGTCCAGCGTTATACTAGTCGCCGCCGAAGAAATCGCCTTATCCAAAGTCGTCACATCAGCATCCTCCATCGGCTTGGGATACAATTCCAGCATATTATCAAACACACACCACCGCTCAGGAACACCCTCAACATGCCGGTCACCGCTCCACAACTTTTCCAAATCCAGCTTTTTAATCCCATCCAACGGCTCATTATCAAACCGCACCGTCATATCCTGCTCGCCATGAATTACCGGTAACGAATACGTTTGCACATGCTCACTCGAACTCCAACTCCGCGTCCCAAAAAACGCCGTCAGCACCCGGTTCTCGCGACTCAACTCACGCACCGCCCGGTTCAAATACCCAATCGCCGTCCGTTCATCAACCTCCGTATCCCCAATATTCACCCCAAACTGCCGCACATGATCCGCCAAATTACTCATTCTTTCCTCCGTCTATATCCACAAACGTCAATTCCTGTCCACTTTTGTCCACACCGTCCACCTCAACTTTAATCGTATCGCCCTGCACAAACAACCCAGTCCGCTCCAACCGCATTTGCAACACTTCCGCCCGCTTCCACAACAACTCATTTTCCACCTTTAAAGCCGCAATCTTTTCCTCCAACACCATATCGCTCCACGCCGCCACAATAATTCCCGCGCCAACACAGAAAAATAAACCAAACCACAACGCCCGCTTTTCCAACATCCTCAAATATTTTATATCCATACCATCCCTTTCTCTTTCCATGTACGGGCGACCCTCGCGGTCGCCCCAATTCGTCTTCCGTTTACCGCTCCCCGAGTGATGCGCCAGCTTTTGGCACATCGTATCGAGGGGCACGTTTCACATTTTTTTCTTTTGCAATCGCCTCCTGCTCCCACCTCTCCACTTCCATATCAGCCATTGCCGAAACATAACACAACCCCCGCACCAGATAAAGAATAAAAACCACAACAGCCCCGCCAACCATCAACCATACATTTTCACCCATAACATTTCCCTTTATCTTTCGTCTCACGGTACGGACGACCCTTACGGTCGCCCTCTGTCTCACACAACGTCCATTCTGTCCATAGCGTCCACATAATTTTCATGTTCAGTATTATACATCTCCTGCAGCCGCTCAACCTCTTCCCGTAATTGGTTTATTTCCGCCACCATCCCCGCAAATTCCTCCACGCACTTGCACACAAACTCGGCATTCTTTAACCCCGCCACATCCTCCCCAAAACTATTCAGCTTGTAAAACTCTGCAAACGGCTCCCCGTTACGGTCCACCAGGTAACACAACCCACGCGCCAAATCCCGCACCTCCCACGGCATCCCGCTTATAACCGGAAAATCGGTCCCCGAGTAGTCCGCTTCTTTTGCGGACGTATCGAGGGGCGATTTTCCCTCCCGCACCTTATCCAAAAACCCCACCACCGCCCGACACACTTCTTCAGCCACCACAATCTGCGTACTCTTGTTTATCGGACAAGTTATCGAAATCCTCTCCAACTCATTCGCTATCAATTGATTCAAATCATCCATAATAACATTCCTCTTTTTCGTCTCACGTCTCACTTTTCACGTCTCACAGTGTTCTCAAAAACCCATCCAGCGCCTTAAACAAATCGCCCAAACTTCCCCGCACCACATCAACCCGCGCTGAAATATTCAACTTGTACATACCATCAGCATTCTTGTCAATCCGCAAATCATGCCGTACAGTCCCATTGTGTACAATCAAAACCATCCACTCCCCGCCCCTTAAATCTATCAACCTCTTTCGTAACTCCTCATAACCACCCAAAAAATGCACCTTGGTCACCCGGCACTCCCCCTTCTCCTTTGCCCATTGCTTCAAATTCTCAAACATCCATACCTCCCGTTTATTACTAGGGGCCACAATCCGGGCCCCTCTTTTCGTGTGTATGCAATCTCTTGCTTTGGCTATTACCAAAAACAATCTACTCCATCTCATTTTGCAGCAACCATATCTAATCACCACCACCTCTCTATTTATGGCGCCCAAGCTTTCACCGCTCGTCCACATTGTCCAGGTCGTCCCCGCTTTTCGTCTCATGTCTCACGTTTGCCGTCTCACGTTTAATCATCATCCTTCATCTGAAACACCACACGAACCCCAATCAAATACGCATTCTCGCTGCTATCCAACTGACACGCTGATATATCCGTACCAATCTTGAACGTCACCAGGTCACCAGACGCTATCGCCTCCACCTCAGGATTAATAGTAGTCACATACAACGCACTATCAACCAAAGTACATGTTACATACACCGCCGTAATCGCTGTCCCAGCCGCATACAAATCCTCGCCTGCGCCAACCGCCTGCACCGCACCCTGCCACTTAACCGTATCAGTCTCTCCGCCGTTATCATCCAGGTGGTACCAGTACAAATAAAATTCCATGCTGTCAACATCATAATTACTTGGAATCGTAAACGTCAAATAAGCATACTGATCAGTCCCGGTTCCGTCTGCATCAAAACCATAATGCGTACCCAAAATATCATGCTTTAATGTCGGTTTATTTGTCGCATCAAGCGCCCATCCTGCGGTTCCTCTTACCGCCCCAACAGTACTGCCCGAATCAGCAGCGCAAGGAAACCACATCTCCCACGACCCTTCATACAGAATTTTCCCCTCAATACTTCCATCCGCAAACTTTTGATCCACATACGTCGCCGTCCAACTATCAGGCCCGAATCGCTTCGGATGAAAATAAGCATGTTGTGCCATCAGCGCATCCGACGCGAACAATAACAACAACATCATTATCAATCCGGCCCACGGCAAACGTAATTCGTAATTCGTAATTCGTAATTCTTTCATTTCACACCTTCCAAATCTCTCCTCCGCCATATTAAACTGTCCGTCTTACGGTACGGGCGACCCTTGCAGTCGCCCATATCTCAAGTCAATTAATCAATCTGCAACCACACCAGGTTATACTTGGTATCAACACCGGCCTCAATCATTTCGCCTAAACACGGCTCGCCCGCCGCATCCACCGCTTCAACCGCTCCGGCCACACCAGTACCAAACGTCACCATCGCCCCGCGCGCCAGCGTCTCATCAATCAACACCGACGCTGGTCCGTGAACCTGGTTCCAAAAATAATAATTAGCAGTCACAGTAATCGGCGCCACACCAGCCGGAAAATCAAGCTGATCAGTAACCGCAATCACCACACCACTCCAGGGATTTCTTACCAGGTCAACCTCCTGCGCCGCGCTCACCGCCACCGGCAAAGCATCATACAACTCAATCTCAAAAGCCGTACTTGCCACAATCGCCGGATGCGATTTTATAGGTAAAGCCAAACCCAGCGTTCTCACCACCAGGTAACCATCCGCGTACAAATTCGCTGCGCCGGCTGTTGCGCCAGGGGTAACCGTTATCTTTTTTGCCCCGGCCGCCGCCGCCGTCGGCGTCATAGCAACATGATGCGCCGTTTCATCGCTCAGAATATTAACTTTACCAACCGCCAGTTCCGCCGCGCCATTCTTGCACAACCGGAAAATTCGGCCGTCCGGGAATTCGCGCTTTTCCCCAACCTGAATACCATCCGGTTTCGTCGCGCTCTGCTCAAAAATACCCAACTCCCCAACTATATTTAACGTACCTCGTCCCATCGTAACACCTCATCTCCCCCCCGCCATAATCATAAGTACGGGCGACCCTTGCGGTCGCCCCCAACCTCATCGTCCACTATTTTTACTAACAACTGAAAGCTGATAGCTGACAGCTATTCATCAACCAACCGCATCCGCAGCCCGTAACAGCCCCAAATTACGCGGGCCGCCCGTGCTGAACTGACAACGGTGGAAAATCTGCCCCGTCAAACCAGCCTTGTTTACCGGCTTTTGAAAACCCTCAAAACGCATATCCATCGCCTGGTCAACCACCAGCTTGAACCAGTCCGTATTGATCATAAATAAATGTCCATCCGGGCAATAACTGTCATCGGTAATCATCGGACACTGGCCTTTCCAGCTAAACTCGGTGAAATCAACCTGCGCCCGTTTTATGTCCCCTCCGTACCGGATATACGGCCCCAGTTCCTGCTCAAACAGATCCTCAAAGCCGCCCGTCATCAAAATAAAATTCGGCTTCTCGCCCAGGTGCTCGCAGCTTCTCCACATCCGCCGCATCAGCTTCAGTATATAATACTCGCTGTCCGGATTTGTCAAATTAGCCACGCTGTAATTCGTCGTATCACTCAACACATTCGCATCCCACCAGGTATATTTAGTCGAATCGATACCACCCAGCGTCCGGTCAACCTTTACAACATGTCGCAAACCCTGCGGCAATAAACTATCCGTGCCATCATTGTACAATGCAGTACTCAACATATCCTGCAAAGTCTTACGCGCCACATCCGTTTCCTTGGTCAGCAAGTTCGCAATCGCCATATCATTATTACCCGCCGCATCAATCTGGTCAAACGACAAACTGATCGCCGCATACATCGCCCGCCACGTATACTCCGCAGCAGTCCACTTGTTATTCGGGTCCAGTTCCAAAGTCTGCCAACCAGCAAACCCGCCCGCCGCCTCGGTTTTGCCATACAAAATCGGCGTCTCCACAAAATTACGCCCCGCCTTGCGCTCCTGGTTCTGCAGGATATACTTTAACACAGTCGATTTTTCAAAAATATTATCCCGCAACTGTCCAATTAAATTAGACCGCACAAACGCGCTCATCGCATCATAATCTAAACTCATCTCGCTTACTCCTCTCCCCCACCCGTACGGGCGGCCCTCGCGGTCGCCCTGTCATCATCATCTCCATTGGGAGCGGAGCTTTTTAAATCATGTCCACAATATCCACATCGTCCATCATGTCCACAATCCTCACCACATTTCAAAGAACTACCGGCAAACTACTCCTTAAAAAACGACTGGCCATGCGCCCGCATCGCCTTCACCCCATTCACCGCAGCATCCGCCATGTTCTTTGCTTTCGCCTTCACATCCTGCCCGCCCGTCGTCGTTTTGCTCACCGGCACCGCCACCTTCTCGCTTTCCTTCTTCAAACTGCGCATCTTGCTCAGCATATCCCGCATACCCTTCTCGTATGCCGCCTGCTCAATCGCTCCCGTATCAATCGAATTAAATTTTAACGCTTTATAAACAACCTCCTGCAATCCCGCCGTATCCAGCCTGTTAATCGTCTCCTGAATCACAGCAGGATCATAATCGGCATACCTCGCCTTTAAATTCACATGCGCCGTCTGCAACTCATTCCCAAACTGCATCATCCCCAGGCTATCCTGCAACATCTTTACCTGGTTACTCAACCCTGCAACCCGCGCCATCATCGGATCATTCTCAGTGCCCTCCGTAAGAAAATCAAACTCGCCCTTTGCCGGTTGCTGCACACCGCGCTGCGCTTCGCCCGCCTGCATAAACCGATTCTCCAATCCAGATATCCTCGTCATCACCTGCTCCAACATCCGGCTCAAAGAATCCCGTTCCTGTTCCAGCGTCTTACGCTCCGCCGCATTTGCCATACTCTTTTGCTGATTCGCCGCCTGGAACCGCTTTGCCAAACCTGCATCCTTCATCAACTCCGCAACCACCTCATCATCCGGCCGCTCCAAAATCGACAAAACATTTTCCTCCGGTCGTCGAGTAAGTTCGCTTGCTTCATCTTTGCGAACCGTATCAAGACGCCCTTCACTCGCCGCTTCGCCATTGCCCTTATCGGGGTTCACATCCGCAGCCTCCGGAACAGCCACACCTGGCTCAACCGTCTTCGCCCCATCCAACAACTCCTGGGACTTGCCCGCATCAACGGGTTTCCCATCATTAATAAAACTCATATCCTTCTCCCTGTTTTATTTTTCGGTACGGGCGACCCGGAAGCCTGTACGCTCCTGCGTAGTCGCCCCAATTCCTCACCCCTCCCGGTTCACATCCAGCAGCGCATGCACCTGCTCAATCGCCGCGCCCTTATCCTTAATCCCAAACAAACCCGCCACCAACCCAGGCACCCGCGGCTTGCTCAACTCATGAACCTTATGGTTCCACATCATCGAAACAATCCGCGCTAAAGCTTTTTTGTCAACCGCCAGCTTATCCTTATCCTTCACCCCTGCCCGCTTTAACCCGGAAAGCTTTTCATTCAACTCTTTTACCTGGTCATTCAATCCCCCCACCTGCTGCACCAGCTTTTCCTTCTCCCGTTCCGCCGCCTGCAACGCCTGTATTAACGCATCACTCTTTTTCCCCTGTCCACCTGTCGGCGTCATTTCATCACCAGGTCCACCAATCGTAACACCATTATTTAATTCTTGCATATCAAACCTCCATCTAAATCTAATTCGTTATTCGTAATTGCTTTACATCCCCGCCCTCTTTACACTCAACGCATCATGCGCCTGACCCAGCGCACTCTCCATCGCCTGCCGCTGATCCAACTGCTGCAAATCCACACCCGCCACATCAATATACTCCAACATCTTAGCGATCAGAATCTGTCCCAGCATCGGCTGCCGCTGCACAATCATCGCCAGCTTATCAAACTGGCTTTCGCGCCAACTCCCCAGCACATTGCGCGTATCAATCCGCACATCGCTAAACGCATCAAAATTAATATTCATCAGCGTCGCCTGCTCCTCCAGCTTATCCTCGCTGCTCAGCAAATTATACATCGTACTCGGATCAGCATATTTCAGATACTTTATCAACTCACGGAACAAATCCCGATAATACCAACCCAAATGCTTAACCCCCTTCCGAATCCGCACCCCAGCGGCGCTCACCGCCTGACCCATTGCCGATCCCGAAGCATAAGCCGGCACACTCCCCTGCATCACCTCCGTAAACCCCCCAACCTTATACGCCCACTGCTCAAGCGCCCCCAACAACTGAAACACATACCCCGGCATATTACCCCCGTAATCCCACAAAATCCCGTCCCTCGGCGAACCATCCACCGGAATCCCAAACCCCACCGGAATCTTGCCCCCCGTCTTTTCCTTCACCTTATCCCACAAAATATTCAACCGGTCATTATAAAAAAACCGCCCATTCGCCACCACATCTGCATGAATCGCAATCTTGGTAACCAGCAAATTAAACTGCTCCTGCAACGGCAGCAAATAATCCATCAAACTCCGTCCAAAGAAATTCCCCCCAATATCCCGGATAAACTGATACCCCTTATAAGGATTACCCAACATGCTCACCCGGTCATCCAAAACCACACCCTGGCACACCCACAACTCCCGCCCCTGCGGATACACCAAACCCTGCTCTGCCTGCGGAAACTCCAAATGCTGCGCAATATGCGCCATCAACGCGCTCGCCGTTCGATAATCCTGCTCAAAATTCCCGCCCTGTACGGGCAGGGCTTGCTCCTGCCCTTTCATTTCATCCACATCACTCAAGCCCCACCGACCCAAAATCTCATTCACCATCCTCCGGTGATGCTCAACATGCCGGATATGATTCTCATGCGCTTTCGCCACCAGCTTGCCGCCCGCGCCCGCCTCCCCAAACTCATCCTCAACCTCAGCCAACTCAAACGGCACATTACCCATCCGGTAATCCCGCAACCACACATGCGTCAAAAAAGCCCGGCCAATATCACCCAACTCCGGCGACCCCGCATAATCCCCCTGCGTTCTCCCCCTCGCACTTCCCGGCATCTGGTAATCAGCCATCATCTCATAACTGGTTTTAACCGGTTTTTGCCGATTATCGCTAATCTCCTCCGCCGTAATCTTATCCGCCAGGCTGCCATACGCCCTTTTCAACGACCCCACACTCACCGGCACCCGCGTCGCAAAATACTCCATATCCTCAATCAAAGTAACACGCGGCTCAGGGAATAAATGATACGGATCAAAAACCGACAAAAACGGATTCCCATCCATATCCACACCAACGCGACTTGCACACGCCCCCGCCATCGCCAACGCGCTTTCCAGCAACATCTCATTGCGCTCCTCCATCCGCAAAGCCTCCCAAATCGGACCCATCATAATCCGCCCGATCAACTCCGCCTGCGCAACATCACCCTTCTCATCCGGCAAAAACACCGGCTTTGGCTTCCCGTCCGTCATACTTGCCAACACCCCGTCGCAAATCATCCATGCCAGCGGAATAGGCAGGTGCTTATTATGCTTTAAAAACTTGTCACCCTGGCCTCGGTCATTCTTCCAGTGCGCATAATTATTCTCCCACGCCTCGCGCCGGTCGCTATAAAACCCCTCGCTATACGTCACCAAACCCTCCGCCAGGTTCACAACCTCATCAAACTTACTCCCCCGCTTTTCCGCCGCCGCCTTAACCTTCTTCACTCCATCACCCATCTTAACACCCTCTAATATTATTCACACTGGTACGGGCAACCCTTGCGGTCGCCCCTGCTTCCATCTCCTCCATCTCTGTGCTCACATTGCTTCTCGTTCCCAATCTCCTGATTAGGAACGCAATTGTCACAGAAACTCCGTTTCATTATTTCTTTAACACCCTCCACAAACCAGGCGGCCCCCGCCAATTTTTTTTAAAAAGTCTATTGCATCCATCATAATCTCCCTTCTAAATTTTTGAATGAAAACTGATAGCTGACCACTGAAAACTGACAACTACTTCAACAAATCCCCGCACCGTTCCCGCACATCCTGCTCGCTAAACTGCGCCGTCTTACACGCCTCCACAATCTCATTCTCATTCAACCCGTTATCCCGCATATGCTCCACCAGCGCCCGCAACCCCTCCGTCTCATCCCGGTAATCAATAACATCTCCGGTCCCCGAGTGATGCGCCCGTTTTTGGCGCATCGTATCGAGGGCGGTCCCCGAGTAGTCCGCCTCTTTTGCGGACGTATCGAGGGGCTCCCCAATCCCCAACCGGTCCTCAATCCGCCCAACCCGCACCGCCAACTGATCAAGAACATGATTCTGCTTCCGCTGCATCTTCTTAAACTCATGCAGAATCTCCGTCACCCTGGCCAGCTTCTCATCCACAATCAACGCCACCTGGCCCGGCAAACTACCCACATCCTGCAAAATCCCCTCCGCCAACTCCTCAACCACCCCCACCCCCTGGTTAACATGCCCCACATCCTCCTGCAAATTCTCCACCATAAACCGCACCCGCCCCATCAACCACGGCTTGCTTTTAACCACTGCGCTTTCATCCACCTTGTTCACGATTTCCACATCGTCCATAACCACTCTGTTTATATTGCCACAAAACAAACATTTTGAAATTGCTTCTTTTCCCGTCTCACGTTTCACATCTGACGTTTCACTTTCCATAACCTCTCCTTTTTTTATGTACGGGCGTCCCTCGCGGTCGCCCATTATTCATTTACGCACAATTATCACAAAACAAAAAACCCATCATCCTCATCATTTTGCCGCTCCGCCCAAATAATCTCATCCTTCCTCTTTTGGTCGGTCCCCGAGTGATGCGCCTGGCGCATCGTATCGAGGGGCGACCAATCATCCACACCCCGCCGAAAATCAATCAACTCACCCCCATTCTCGCACACCTCAAACCACTCAATAATCGCCGCCAGACAATCAATAAAATGCCGGTACTTCTCATCCACATCCTCCCGCAACCCCTTATCATCCTTCGCCCGCCCGCTCGTCTGATCCAGAAACCGGTGCCGCATCAAGCTTTTGTGTAAATTCACACAATTCCGCCCAACCGCCACCTTATTCTGCTCAAAATATCCCCGCAACCGACTGTTATGCGCCGCCCGGCTGCTCCCGTCCCAATCATCATACACCAACCCCGCCTCGCGCATCCGCTCATTAACCGTCAACTTGCTCCCAAACTTCGCCGTATTCCCAAACTTTTTATCCAGCAAACGCACACTCGGCGCCACATCCTCAACCGCCTTATACTCCTTCACCAAATCCGCCTCATCCGCCCAGGGATTCGTACTATACTCCCAAAAATCACTTACCGGATGCTCACGATACACACACACCACCCCATCCTTCTTATACGCCCACAAACTCGCGTGCGGAATTCGATCATGCGGATCAGTCGCCATAACCACCCGCGCCCCGGCCGGCGCCGTCTCACTCAACTCCACCCAATGCACCTCAGGACGGTAATTCTTAAACACCCGTCCCATCAATTTTAACGCCTTGCCGCTCTTGCGGGCCTCCCGCTCCTCCGGATCCTGCCGCGCCAGCATATCATCAATCGCCTGATCAGGAATATACCCGCCCCGGCTCTCCCGGTTCTCATCAATATCCATCGTCACCGTCTTAATCCGGCAATCATCATTCTCGATAATCTCATCCAAAATCCAGCCGCAATTAAGAATAGTTGCAGTAATAAACAACGTCCCACCTTTTTTAAACCTGCCCAGCATCGCCTTATAAATCGCCTCCGTCGAAGGCTCATTCAACCACGCCCAATTCAACTCCACACCCTCAAACTGCTCCGCATCCTGGTCATAAGTCATAATATCAAACGTACTCCCACCCTCCACCGTCCATTGACTATCGAACGGCCGGCCCTTCTTCTCCGTATTATACGTATCCCGGTGCAACTGATTCGCCAAAATCCGGTTAACATCCTTCTCCACATTCTCCTTCTTTGTCGCAATGCGGCCCATATTCGGCACACCGCACATCTTGTAAAATGTGCCCCCCACCGTAATCCCCCCAGTAAAAGCAATCTGCAACGCCGCATTCGCACCAATCAACGTCTTCCCCGTCCAGTTACCACCCTGAAACAACACCACCTGGTTCCGCTCACCCACATACCGTAAAAACTGCGCCTGCTTCGGCAAAGGCTTCACAAACTGCCAGGGATAAAACTCCTTGCACTGCCGCAACTGCTTTAGAATATTCTCCAAATACACCCGCTCCGCCGCACCCAAACCACCCAAAAACTTTTCCGCCGCTTCATTCATACTAAATGCCTACCGTGCGTTTTAACTCAATAAGACATTCAGTCAATTGATTTTTTTTCCCAACTAAAAAAGCTGCTTCATGTTCAAATTCTTGTTCCATTAAAGATTGAATTTGCTTTATCAATTCACGTCGATTACCTTCCAACGAAACAATATGATCACTTATTGAACTTATAATATCTTCCTTTGATTTTTTTTCAAACGCTGCTTTTAAATCTTTATAAACACTCATAACTCCTCCACCTTGTCATTTTTTTTGGTACGGGCGACCCTTGCGATCGCCCACGTTTCACGCCCATCATTCATAATTCAACAACCTTCCCAAATAACCCGGAAACGTCTCATCATCCAACCCGGCCCCGCCTGCGCCCACCATATAACTCCCATACATAATCGAATCCCCAAAACACACCAACCGCCGCGGCGCAATCCCATGTTCAGCCATAAAATAACTCACCACCAAAGCCATCACCTTATACCCACCCGGCGTCGGATGTACCCCATCCGTCATCCCGCTATTTTGCGGCGTCCGTAACAAATCATCCACCCCGTTACCCGCCAGCAACTCGTAATAAAAATTCATATCCACCAGCCAACACCCGCGCCGTGCGCAAACCTCCTTAACAATCCGGTTCGCCGTCAACACCTTCTCCTCACACCCATTCGGAAAAAAATCCTTGGGATGCCTGGTCAGCAAATAATGCTCCCGCACCGGTAAAATCGTCAACACAATCAACCTACTTTTTGCCATAATCCGCACCACCAAACTGTCCAGATTCCGCGCATAAACATCCGCGCTCGTACAATGCGTCGAACTCAAAAAATCATTCGTCCCCACCATCATCACCACCACATCAGGACACAAACTCAAACAATCCCGCTCCAACCGGTTCAGCAAATCCTGCGAATTATTTCCCGGCACCCCGCAATTCCACACCCTTACCGCTTTATTCTGATCCGCTTCCTCCTCAACCACCACCGGCCCGCATCCACTAAACCACCATACCATTACTACAAACACCATCAACATTATAATCTTGCTATCCTTCATACGTCCTCTGCCTTTCTTAATTCGTAATTTCCTTATACCACTTGCCATCAAACCGGCCGCCGCTAATCTTTGGCAGCAACCAACCCGGAACCGGCTTCCACTTAATCACCGTCTCCGGCGCCAACTCGCAACAAAACATTCCATCAATTAAATGGCCCGTTACCACCCTTTTCCCATCGCCGCACAACAATAAATCACTCATAAACGTTTTTGTTGTTACGCCATTATCATCAGTATAACTTACCACCTTGCAATCCGGCCACTCCAACCTGCTCAAATAAAACCATTTTCTGACGCTCATTCGCAATACTCAATTCATAATTTAAAAATCCGGTTCCGGCAACGGCGGCTCCTCCGCCTTCTTACTCTTATCCCTAAACTGACCCAACATCGGGTCCACCACCATACTCCGCTTGCCAACCCCCATCTCCCGCATTTTGCTATGATAAACCATAAACTCCGTATTATCCGCCTCCGGGTCATCCTTCGCCTTGTAATAAATAATCGACATCGCATCACC